AGTATTAATAACCGTGATCGGCGCCTATTTTGGTGGTAGATCACTAGAAAAAGTAAAAAAATAAAATTATGGGACAAAATTCAACAGATGTAGCTTATGGCTTTGGTCAGTTTGGATCTACATTTTTAAAAGGCGATGGAGCTTTTTTAGATTTAACAGCTAGTACTGCTAAGTATTACGTGTGTGCTGTTACTATGATAACAGACGTAACGTTTGAAGCATTAGAAACTCTTGATGGAGGTGTTAATATGGGTATGGGTGATACTGCGTTTTTTGGAACAGACGTGTTAGCTATAGATAGTCATTGGAATGCTGCTACAACTAATACTACAAATGAATCAAATGAAGATGCGGATCCAATTACAACTTCAGATACTTTTCCTAAAGGATTAACAGTTTATGGAATGTGGGATAAAGTAGAGTTAAATGGCGGTTCTGCTGTAGTTTACGTTGCGCCAAGACCAGATTATAGAACTAGAGCTTAATGTTAGGATTAGGCGCAACGCTCTTTATAAGTGACAATAATTATTCAAAAGCTTTTGAAGATATATATTCTTTGTCTTTTAACGGTAGCACAGAATACGCTGTAATTCCAGCAGAGGTAGATATAGATGTGGATTCAGGTACTTTATCTTTTTGGGTAAAGCTTGATACAGGTGGAACTAATATGCAGCTTTTCAAAGCTAGTGTAAACAGCAATAACAACATACAAATTTATCATAAGAATAGTGATAACACTTTACATTTTGTTTATAAAGCAGGTGGATCTACAAAAGAAGTTTCAATAGCTTTCAACAACGAAGGAGATGATACTTGGAGACATCTAGCTATGACTTGGGACACAACAGCTGATGAATTAAAAGCATATGTAAACGGGACTCAAGTTGGTTCTACTATTGGTAGTTTAGGTACTTGGTCAGGAACTATAGATAATGTATACGTGGCAAGAAACTCTACAGCTTCAAACTCTTTTTACGCTGGTCATGTTAATGATTTATCTTTATTTAATACAGTAGAAAGACCATCTACTATTTATAACTCAGGTGTACCTAACGATTTAATATCAATAAGTGGATTAATTGGTTATTGGAAAATGGAAGAAGGTACAGGTACAACCGTAGCTGATTCTTCTAGATTTAATAATACCATGACACTGTTTAATACTCCTACTTGGACAACTGACGTACCTTAAATATGAAAAAATATATAATATTAAATGTTAGTGAATTAGATGATTTAAACTTTAACGAACTAACTACAACATCAAAAAATACAGCTAGAAAAAATGTAGCTGAAGACAAGGCAATAGTTTCCTATGAAGGAACAAAACCAGATAGTCTTTCTAGCAAAAAAGAATATACCATAGAAGAATTAAAAACTATTATTGATAATATTAATAATGGTTGGTATGAAGAAGAATAACAAACAATAATAATTAAATTAAATAAAATGGCAAAAAACACAAGTAAAAAAATCAAAGAATTAAAAGGTATAAAACCTGAAAATATAAACGAACAACAATTAGCTGCTATGCAGGCTTCTGTTAGAACTGTTGATCAATTAACTTCTGAAGTTGGAAGTATAGAGGTTAGAAAACATGCTTTAATGAAAGCTATGGAGCAAGTTCAACAAAGAATAGAGCAATTACGTATAAAGCTAAAAGAAGAATATGGTACTGATAATATCAATATAGCTGACGGTAAAATAAATTATCCAGAAAATACAGAACAAAATGGCGAAGTTAATAAGAAAGATTAGTGTAGGTAAAGACTACAAAAACGACGCTATGCACTATGCTGTTGGGCAAGAAGTTTATGGAGGTCATACTATTTGTGATATATTAGAAGAAGAAGATAAGTTTTCTATTTATATTAGAAAAAACAAAGATGTTTTGCCTTGGAAAGACTTTAATAAAAACATGGCAGTATCTGTAGAGTATAATCTAGAGTACTAATGAAAAGTGTTTACAACTTTGTTGTAACACCAAAAGGGGAAAGATATAATAATAAAAAACAAATTGGTGATTCTGAGTTAATATTAAATACTGATATTTATAGACACGAATTTACAAATAGAGAAGCTATTGTTATGTCAACGCCAATAATTGGTGATACAGATATAAAACCTGGAGATACCGTTTTAACTCATCATAATGTTTTTCGTAGATGGTATGATATAAAAGGTGTAGAAAAAAATAGTAGAAGTTTTTTTAATGAATCTACTTATTTTATAAACCACGATCAAATATTTTTATATAAAAGAGATAACGAGTGGATAACACCAAAGGGATATTGTTTTGTAAAACCTTTACAAGCTGTAGACAACTTTAACATAAAGAACGAAAAACCAACTCAAGGTATAGTTAAATATTCAGACGGTACAGTTGAAGTTGGAGATCTTATAGGTTATAGACCAAAAACAGAATGTGAGTTTATTGTTGATGGTGAAAGACTATATAGAGTTTTATCAAATTTTATTACAATTAAATATGAATATCAAGGAGACGAAAAAGAGTATAATCCAAGCTGGGCGAAAAGCAGTTAATGAATTAATTAAAGTAGCTGAAGAAAAGATTATTACAAACACAGAAGATGATGTGTCAGCTGATAGATTAAAAAATGCCGCAGCTACTAAAAAACTAGCTATATTTGACGCATTTGAAATACTTAACAGAATTCAAGAAGAAGAGAACTTGCTCGAGGGTAAAGCACCTGAAGAGAGAAAGGAAAAAGTCTTTAAAGGATTCGCAGAAGGTAGATCTAAGTAATGTACGAGCAAAGTTTAGTTAAAATAATAGAACCTATAAAAAAGACTACTATAAGTCGTCTTAATAAAGGTAAGAAATGGAAGTATGGATATAACAAAGAACACGATGTTATTGTTATATCTAAAACAGGTAAAATAGGAGAAATATATGAAATCCAAAATCTTAAAATTGCTTTACCATCTGTGCCCGTGCAAGTACATAAACTGCAAGGGAACAAGTGGTCAAGAATAGAACAACCAAAAGAATTATCACGTCTTAAAAATATATTTGATTGGAGAAGCTATCCAGAAGATCAAAAAGAACAATGGTTCGATTACATAGACGAAGAATTTAAAAGAAGAGAAGAAGGTTTTTGGTTTATGAATAACGGTAAACCAACATATCTAGTAGGTACGCATTATATGTATCTTCAATGGAGTAAAATTGATGTAGGAGCACCTGATTTTAGAGAAGCAAATAGATTGTTTTTTATATTCTGGGAAGCTTGCAAGGCAGATAAAAGATGCTATGGTATGTGTTACCTTAAAAATCGTCGTAGTGGTTTTTCTTTTATGTCAAGCGCTGAAACAGTTAATTTAGCCACTCTTGCAAGTGATAGTAGATATGGGATCTTATCTAAAACAGGTTCTGATGCTAAGAAAATGTTTACTGACAAGGTTGTTCCGATAAGTATAAACTACCCATTCTTTTTCAAACCGATACAAGATGGTATGGATCGGCCTAAAACAGAACTAGCATATAGAGTACCTGCTAGTAAGTTTACAAGAAAAAAAATAACTTCTAATGAAAAGTTAGAAGAACTAGAAGGATTAGATACAACTATTGATTGGAAAAATACTGGAGATAATAGTTATGATGGTGAAAAACTAGCTTTATTAGTACATGATGAAAGTGGTAAGTGGGAAAGACCCGATAACATATTAAATAACTGGAGAGTTACAAAAACATGTTTACGATTAGGTAGTAGGATTATAGGTAAATGTATGATGGGCTCAACTTCAAACGCATTAGATAAAGGTGGAGAAAATTTTAAAAAACTATACAGAGCATCCGATGTCACTAAGAGAAATAGAAATGGTCAGACGAAGTCTGGTCTCTATTCTTTGTTTATCCCAATGGAATGGAACTACGAAGGATTTATTGACGAGCACGGAGTTCCAGTATTTAATACACCTGACGCAGATGTCTTTGCCCCAGACGGTGAACTAATAGATATAGGCGTAATAGATAATTGGCAAAACGAAGCTGATGGTTTAAAAGATGATCAAGATGCTTTGAATGAATTTTACCGCCAGTTTCCAAGAACTGAAGAACACGCTTTTCGTGATGAAACAAAAAATAGTATATTTAATCTAGTAAAAATATACGAGCAAATAGATTATAACGAAGAAATGTCTAGTTCTTTAGGAATTACAACTGGTAATTTTCAATGGGTTAACGGAGTGAAAGATTCACAAGTAATATTCTATCCAGACCCAAAAGGTAGATTTAAAGTTAGTTGGGTGCCTAAGCAACAACTACAAAATAGAGTGGTACTTAAAAACGGAATTAAATATCCCGGTAATGAACATATGGGTGCTTTTGGATGTGACTCATATGATATATCCGGGACCGTAGATGGTGAAGGTTCTAAAGGAGCACTTCATGGACTTACTAGGTTCAGTATGGAGGACGCTCCTGCTAATAGCTTCTTTTTAGAATACTTATCAAGACCACCTACGGCTGAGATATTTTTTGAAGATGTTTTAATGGCATTAGTATTTTACGGTATGCCAATACTTGCAGAGAACAATAAACCTAGATTATTATACTATTTAAGAAGAAGAGGATATAGAGGGTTTAGTATGAATAGACCAGATAAAATATGGAATAAATTATCTGTAGCAGAAAAAGAGGTTGGTGGTATACCAAACTCAAGTGAAGATATAAAACAAGCTCACGCGGCGGCAGTTGAAATGTATATACAAGATCACGTGGGTATGAAACAAGATGGAACGTTTGGAGATTTATATTTTAATTCTTTGCTTAATGATTGGGCAAAGTTTGATATAAACAAAAGAACAAAGTTTGATGCAACAATAAGTAGTGGTTTAGCTATAATGGCTAACAATAGGCATCTATACGCGCCAAACGTTAAAATAGAAAAACCAAAATTAAATATACATATTTCTAAGTTTTCAAATAAAGGAAATATGTCTAAAATAATCAAAGAATAAATATGTCATATTCTAATAAAAGTTATTTCCCGAGTCAAGTGGTTAGTGATGCTGAAAAGTTAAGTTACGACTATGGTTTAAAAGTTGCGAAAGCTATAGAAACAGAATGGTTTAACGAAGAACAAAGTTCTAGCAATAAATATAAAAACAATAACAATAACTTTCATAATCTAAGACTGTACGCTAGAGGCGAGCAGTCAATACAAAAATATAAGGATGAGTTGTCTATAAATGGCGATTTGTCCTATTTAAATTTAGACTGGAAACCAATACCAATTATATCTAAGTTTGTAGATATAGTTGTTAATGGTATAGCTGAAAGAACATACGATATAAAAGCGTTTTCTCAAGATCCATATGGTGTAAATAAAAGAACAGAATATATGGAGTCTGTAATGAGAGATATGGAAACTAGGCAATTTAATGATATTGCCGCGCAAACAATGAATATGAATTTGTATGAAAATAATCCAGAAACTTTACCAGATACACCAGAGGAGCTGGCATTACATATGCAGATTAGTTATAAGCAAGCTGTTGAAGTAGCAGAAGAACAAGCGTTAAGCGTTTTATTTGAAGGTAATAATTACGAATTAACTAAAAAACGTTTTTACTATGATTTAACAGTATTAGGTATTGGTTGTGTAAAAACAGATTTTAATACATCAGAAGGTGTAACTATAAAATATGTTGATCCAGCTAACTTAGTTTATTCTTATTCAGACTCTCCTTATTTTGATGATATATATTATGTTGGTGAAGTAAAATCTATACCAGTTAATGAATTAGCAAAAGAGTTTCCTCATTTAGAACACGAAGACCTTGAGGATATAATGAAGAAAAAAAGCTACAGTAGATCTAACAGCAACACGAGACACACAAGAGAAAAAGAGGATAATAATACGGTACAAGTTTTATATTTTAATTATAAAACGTATATGAATGAAGTTTATAAAATAAAAGAATCAGGTACTGGTGCAGATAAGATAATACCTAAAGATGATTCTTTTAATCCACCGCAAGATAAAGAAGGTGGATATTCTAAATTATTAAGGTCTATAGAAACTCTTTACGAAGGAGCTTTAATTTTAGGTACAAACAAATTGCTTAAATGGGAAATGTCTAATAATATGATGCGTCCTAAAAGTGATTATACTAAAGTTAAAATGAATTATAGTATTGTGGCTCCTAGAATGTATAATGGTAAAATTGATTCGTTAGTAAAACGTATAACTGGTTTTGCTGATATGATTCAATTAACACATTTAAAACTACAACAAGTGATGTCACGTATAGTTCCAGATGGTGTTTACCTTGACGCTGACGGACTTGCTGAAATAGATTTAGGTAATGGAACAAACTATAATCCACAAGAAGCTTTAAACATGTTCTTCCAAACAGGTAGTGTTATAGGTAGATCGTTTACACAAGATGGTGATATGAATCCAGGTAAAGTACCTATTCAAGAAATAACATCTGGTTCTGGTGGTAATAAAATACAAGCTTTAATAGGTAATTATAATTATTACTTACAAATGATAAGAGATGTTACCGGATTAAACGAAGCTAGAGATGGTAGCATGCCAGACAAAAACGCTTTAGTTGGTGTGCAAAAACTTGCCGCAGCTAATAGTAATACAGCAACTAGACATATATTACAAGCTGGATTATTTTTAACAGCTGAGGTTGCTGAATGTTTGTCTTTACGTATATCTGACATTATAGAATATTCTCCAACAAAAGATGCTTTTATACAAGCTATAGGCGTTCATAATGTAGCTACGTTAGAAGAAATGTCTAATTTACATCTATATGATTTTGGTATATTTTTGCAATTAACTCCAGATGAAGAAGAAAGACAAATGTTAGAAAATAATATTCAAATGGCGTTGCAGCAGCAAAATATAGAATTAGAAGATGCTATTGATTTAAGAGAAATAAAAAATATTAAACTTGCTAATCAACTTTTAAAAATAAGAAGAAAGAAAAAAGAAGAAAAAGATAGGCAAATTCAAATGGAAAATATTCAAGCTCAAGCTCAATCTAATCAACAGTCCGCTCAAGCTGCGGCTCAAGTTGACATGCAGAAAGAGCAAGTTTTAAATGCTAGTAAAACAGAGTTTGAGCAAATGAAAGCTAATATTGACGCTCAAAAGATGAGAGCTGAAGCTGATTTGAAAAAAGAGTTAATGGCTTTAGAGTTTCAATACAACATGCAACTTAAAGGTATTGAGGTTGAAGGTATGAAAGAAAGAGAAAAACAAAAAGAAGATCGTAAAGACGAAAGAACAAAAATACAAGCTACGCAACAATCAGAAATGATTGAACAAAGAAATAGTGGAAAACCACCTAAAAACTTTGAGTCCTCAGGTAATGATATATTAGGAGGAGGATTTGATTTAGGCGCGTTTGACCCTAGTTAGAATTTATTAATTATTATTATATTATATTATGGAAGAAAAAGATGAAAACGTAGTCGAGCAGACTACAACAAACAACCAACAGGATCCAGGTGATGAAAACGTGGTGAAAGTTGATGAAAGTAAATTTGAATCTGCTGGAGACGACAGTGTTATAAAGATAGATTTAAGTAAACCACCAACACCAAAAGAAGAAAAAAATGAAGTTAAAGAAGATAACACTGACAACAGCGGAGTGGTTGCAGAGTCTGAAAATGCCGAGCCCGCAGAAAAACAAGAAGAAGTACAACCGGAAGCAGAAGCACAAGAAACTTCAACATTAGAAGAAATTACTGAAGAATCAACAGAACAAGAGGTTACTGAAGTAGAAGAGAAAGTTGAAGAAGCAATAGCCGAAGCAGAAGCTACTGGAAAACCATTACCAGAGAATATACAAAAACTTGTAGATTTTATAGAAGAAACTGGTGGTGATATAAATGATTACGTAAGACTTAATCAAGATTATACTAAGTTAGATGACAATGATGTTTTATATGAATATTATAAACAAACAAAACCACATTTAACTAATGAAGAAATAAATTTCTTAATGGAAGATACTTTTCAAATAGACGAAGAGGAAGATACTGATAGAGAAATAAAAAGAAAAAAATTAGCGTTAAAAGAGCAAGTTGCCAACGCTAGAGCCCACCTGGACGGGCAAAAGTCCAAATACTATGAAGAAATTAAAGCTGGGTCAAAGTTGACCAATGAACAACAAAAAGCTATGGATTTCTTTAATAGATATAACAAAGAATCTGAAGAGCAAAAAAAAGTATTAGAAAAAACTCAATCTAATTTTTTAAAGAAAACTGATCAAGTTTTTAACAGCAAATTCAAAGGTTTTGAATACAACGTTGGAGAGAAAAAATATAGATTTAATGTTAAAGATGTAAACGAAGTAAAAAATAGCCAGGACGATATTGGTAAATTCATAGGAAAGTTTCTTGATGAAAACAATCAAATGTCAGATGCGAAAGGTTACCATAAAGCTTTATATACAGCTATGAACTCTGATGCTATTGCAAAGCATTTTTATGAACAAGGTAAAGCAGATGCTATGAAAGATAGTGTTGCTAAAGCCAAGAATATAAATATGGAACCAAGACAAAAACACGGAACTGTTGATGTTGGTGGTTTAAAAGTAAGAGTGTTAGGTGATAATTCTTCCGATTTTAAGTTTAAAATTAAAAATAAAAAATAACAATTAAAAATTTAAAATTATGGCAATTACTGCAGGAAGTGCGTTGAACAGTGTAGCTGCTTCACAAAAGCAAACACTAGCAACAAACTACATTGACTTCAACCAAGATATGGGTTGGGCTCAACAATATTTACCAGATCTAATGGAGCAAGAAGCTGAAGTTTTCGGACCGAGAACTATTTCAGGTTTCTTAGCACAAGTTGGAGCTGAAGAATCTATGACTGCTGATCAAGTTGTTTGGTCAGAACAAGGTAGATTACATTTATCATACAAAGGTAACGTTAACTCAGCAACTGCTGGTGCTGATCCAGGTACTGGTGTATCAAACATTGCTCAGGTTACAATTGAAGATGATATTGATGGAAACGTTGGTTCAGGTTTTACAGCTGCTAACCACGGTATTAGAGTTAATGATACTATTATAGTTTCTAACTCAGATGGTGTTTTCAAATGTTTAGTATCTGTTGTTAACGGTGCTGTACTTGATGTATTACCTTATGGTTCGTCTGCTTTATCAGCAAACACTACATCAAAAGCAACAACTATATTAGTTTATGGTTCTGAGTATGGAAAAGGACAAAGCTATGTAGCTGCTGCTGGTACTACTAATACTACTAATCAAAGAGGTGCTAACGAGCCTACTTTCAAAACTTTTGATAACAAACCAGTTATTATTAAAGATTACTACGAAGTATCAGGTTCTGATGTTTCTAGAATTGGTTGGATCGAAGTTGCTTCTGAAGATGGAGCTACTGGATACATGTGGTATTTAAAAGCTGAAGCTGATACAAGAGCACGTTTTACTGATTATTTAGAAATGGCAATGCTAGAAGGTGAGCTTGCTGTAGCTGCCTCTGAGGTTCCTGGTGCTACAATTATGCCTTCTTCAACACTGAATACTGCTGATACAGCTGGTACTCAAGGTTTATTTGCTGCTATAGAATCAAGAGGTAATGTTACTTCTGGTGTTACTGGTGTTAATGCTGCTACTGATTTAGCTGAGTTCGATGCTATTTTAGCTGAGTTTGATAATCAAGGTGCTATTGAAGAAAATATGATGTTTGTTAATAGAGCTACGTCTCTTGCAATAGATGATATGTTAGCTTCAATGAATTCTTATGGAGCTGGTGGTACTTCTTATGGAGTATTTGATAACTCTGAAGATATGGCACTTAATTTAGGTTTCTCTGGATTCCGTAGAGGTTCTTATGATTTCTACAAATCAGATATGAGATACTTAAATGACAAAGCTA